TTTGCTTGCAGCACTGGCTGCGCTCTTGTGGCTCTGTGGTAGCCTGCCCTCCAGTGCCTTGATGCGGTTGTCATAGTCCTGCCACTCCTTACTGCCAATGGTTGCCTCTGCACGCAGAGCCTTTAGGTCTTTAATGCGCTGGTTGATGCCGTTCTCTGTATTCAGCCCCTCCTCCTTTTGTGCAATGAGGCGGTTCATGAGTGCCAGTTTCTCCAGTGCGCTGTCAAGCTCCGTACTATTAACATTTACCTTTGCCTCTGTGCTGTTTATGCGGTCAATCTCCTTTTGGGCATCCTCCGCAGCCTTTTGCAGTTCCTCAAAGCTATTGTTTGTAGTCATTACATCCTCCTGCACTGGCTGTGGGTTAAAACTCTGCCCCCAGCTTGCAAAGAGTGCCTGCACTTGTGCATCCACCTGCTTTACTTGTCTCTGCGCCTCTTGGCTTGCATTGACAGTGCTTTTAATTGCCTCCTCAATGGCAGGCTTAAACTCCTCCATTTCCTTGCTTGTTGCCTTTGTAGCATCCTGCACAGCTTTGGTTATTGAGCTTACCAGCTTGTTATATTGCTCTGTGTATGCATCACCATGCAAACCAGCAAGCTGCTTGCTGCCCTCGTTTGCCATTTCAATAACACCCTCCCACAGAGCATCGTTAGCATTGCGTATGTTGCCACTGGCTTTCTCAACCGCCTTTGCTACTTGTATGGCAACTCCTTCGGGTTGTACCTCCTGCACCATTTCAATAGTGTGGTAGGTAGCATCCTCTGCTGCCTCTTTAAGCTCATCCAATGCCTTGGTGGTTTTCTCCGTCATTTCCTGCATTGCCTGCTCCGTGTACTTGGCTTTGAGCTTGGCAGCGGTTGTCTGCTCAATTTTTTCAATAAGTTCATCGTGCTTGGCAATCTGCTCATCAATGGCAGCATTCTCCTTTAGCAGCTCCACATGGTGCTCACTACACAGCTGGTTAATAGCCCCCAGTGCATCTTGGTAGCTCTTTGTTTGGCTATCTGCATTTGCCAGTATAGCAAAATATGTGTTGAGCTTGCCATAAGTATCTTGCAGGCTGTCTTGGAACTCGCCTTGTATGGTGGTTTCCTCCTCCGTTTTCTTGCCAAACATCATAAACGCACTTGCAGCCAAACCTACAAGGCTTATAATGGCAGTTATAGGGTTGGCTATCATTGTAGCCCACAAAGCCCTCAAAGAGGCAATAAGCCCTTTTGTGGCAGTGCTCAATATGCCTTTGGTGGTAGCAAGCAGCGTATCGCTTGCAGCCTGCTGCTTGCTTGCCAGTGCTCCCTGCTGCTTTGCCAGCGTAGCCACCTTTTCCGTTGCAGCCTCCTTTGCCGTTGCCGTTGCAGCCATCTGCTTAACAATGACAGCGTGCTGCTGGAGCTGGTTGTACTGCTGCTGTTTGAGTGCAGCAACAGCAGCCGTGTTACCCTCCTGCTGTGCCAGTGCTATCTGCACCCTCGTTTGCTGTATCTTCTGCTGGCTCGTTCTGTACTCAATCAACAGCTGCTGCTGCTTTTGCTTTAGCGTAGCAGCCTCTGCCCTTGCAGCCATCATCTGTGCCTGCACCTCGCTCTGCGTAGCCTGCACAGCCTGCTGCACAGCCACGCTGTAAGCCATGCCAGTTTTTGTAAGGTTGCGCTTTCCCAGCTCTGCCCTTTGGTCTGCTGTCAGCACGCTCTCCATGGCAGCTACATACTCCACGCTGCCAGTCGTTAGGTTCATCCTGCTAACATACAGCTGCTGCTCGGATGTGAGCAGCTGCTGCATGGCAGCTATCTTTACATTGCGCAGCACCTGCTCCTGCTGCTCCAGTGTGAGAGCCTTTTGCAGCTCTGCTGTGTATGCCTGCTGTGAGGCTGTCATTTGCTGGTGTGTACGCACCACCTGCATACCTCCCTGCACGTTGGCTGTAAACAAACCAGCCCTTGCCTTTAGTACAATGTTATCCAGTGCTGCAATGCCAGTGCTCCTCTTTTGTGCTATGGCTACGCTTGCCATGGCTACCTTGTACGTGCCATAGAGCGTTACCAGCGTGCCCAGCACTCGCAGGCAGCTGTCGTAGTTCTTTACCAGTGAGGTAATGGCACTTATGCTGCCACTCAAAACACCCTCCGTGTTCTGCCCAATATCATTGAGCATCATATCCCACGCATCTTCAAGGTTGCTTATCTGCCCAGTGAGGCTCTTGCTCTGCTGCTCCATCAAGCCGTAGAACATGCCACCTTTGTTGGTGAGGTTCTCAATAACCATTTGCACCTCCTCAAAGCCAATCTTGCCATCGGTGACCATTTGGTTAATCTCGTCTGTTGTTTTACCCAGTGCCTTGCTCAATTCCTGCACAAGGGGTATGCCCCTGCCCATAAATTGCCGTACATCCTGCGTAAACAACCTGCCCTGCACCATGGTTGTGCCATAGAGGTATGTGAGGTCATTAAGAGGTATAGACAAACCGCTGGCAATGTTTCCCAGCCTTACCAGCGTTTCGTTTACCTTATCTGCACTCTCTCCGTAAGCCAGCAGCTGCTTTGCGCTCTGTGCCACTCCCTTTAAGTCAAATGGAGTAGTTGCTGCTGTTGCCGTGAGCTGCTGCATGAGCTGCGTTGCCTGCTCTGCGCTGCCCAGCATTGTGCCAAAGGCAATCTCCAGCTGCTGGAACTCGCCACGCACATTGATGATGTCCTGCACCCAGCTCTTTAGCGTAGCCGTAATTGCCAGCCCTGCGATGGCTGTGCCAATGTTTTGGAATGAGCCGACAATGCCTTTGCTCTCGCTCTCTACATTGTCTGCAAACTCCATAATGCGCTGCTCATCCTTGGAGAGCATTGCATCTATATTGTTGTCTCTTATGAGCACATCAAAGCTCAAAGCTCCATTGCTATTATCCACGATTGATGCTATTTATGTAGTTTATAAACTGGTCTGCATTCTCCTCTGTGAGCACCACATCACCGCTGCCTGCAAAACCGCCATCACTGGAGTTTCCGTCCTCCTCATCGTAGCGTGCTTGGTCAGCCAGCATACGCTGCACCACAGCCCATGCAATGCCCTTGTTGAGGTATTCCCACGTCCAGTGGAAGTAAGCGCATATTGCACCTCTCTGCCCATAGAGGCTCTTTAAGCCTCTTGGCTCTCTATGCGACTGGGCATTGTTGTCCGTGCGCTCGACATCAATCGCATAGAGTTTATAAAATCCGCTAAATTGTTGGTTAGGTCAATAGCCTGCACCAAATCAAACAGCTGGCTGTTTTTTATCCACTTGCTGAAAAATGCCGTAAGCTCCTCCAGCTTTTGTTTGTTCTCCCACTGGTTACCCAGCACGGCAATGGCTACAATACGTGCCATGCGCTTGTTGTGCTCCATGAACAGCTTACGTGCCTCCTGCCTTGGGTTCTCCTTGATGGTGTTCTCATCCATAACCAGCTCAATGTACTCTGCGCTCAACCTATCCAGTGTGTACGCAGTAGGCTCTTTTACCACAAACTCCTGCTGCTTGTCCTCCAGTATCGTTTGTGTGCGCTTTAGCCACCTGCACCAGCTCCACCTTGGTATGCGCACTTTGCGCTCCTCTTGGTAGTTGATGGTAAAACTGATGCCCTGCTCAATGAGCAAGCGCAGCTCCCTTTTCTCTGCCTCCAGCTCTGTAAGCCCTTGGCTATCTTTCTTTTCTTTATTCTCCATATCTTAATACGTTACGCTGTTAAAACAAAAACCCACCATGCGCACAAATTCCTCTGTACCATGGTGGGCTTTCCGTGTTGTGCCTCCTATCTCGTAAGCACCAGTACCATGTTTGCCGCTGGTTACTTGCCTGGATAGGTTGCTGTCTTCTTTCGTGCGTACATCGTAGCCACACCAGCCTTTGCAGGCTTGAGGGGTGTTGCCGTAAAGTCCACAAGGTTGATGCCCTGCGAACTCATGTCAGCGTTGAGCACAGCCTCAATGTCGGCACGAGGGATAACGTACACAAGACCCACTTCGGGGATGGCACGCAGGCTCACCTCAATATCCTCATCGGTGTCGCTCCAGCTCCAAACCATATCGTCACCCTCACCGCTTGTGCTGCCACCTAAATAGGTTTTGAGGAAAGTGGGGTCGGGATCCATGATGGAGAACGTGAGCACGGGCACTTTCTTTGTCTTTTTGCGCACTTCGGGGGCACTCTGACCCTCCTCAAAATGCTCTGTCACATCTGCGTTGTCCTGCTGGAGCTTGCAGGTGTTTTGGTACGTTTTGCCAATCTTTGTGTAGCTTGTAGCCTCGCCACCATCGGCAGCAATAGTACCAACTTGGATTTCGGACAATCCTAAAGAAATCAAACTCATAATGTAAACGTATTAAGTGTTATGAAAATTAAAGCGAATTTTGAACCAAAGGCGGTGTGCTTGCATGGCTGGCTCTGCTATTACATCCTGCTCCTCGCAGGTGTAAGCCCATCCATTACCGCAGTAGTGTTTCTCCAGCACCTTGTATGCAAGCTCTGCAAGCTGCTTGATACGCTGTGTGTTGGCACTGAATGTTTGAGC